CTTAGAGGGAAATTCCTTAACCACCCCGGTCTTTACGCAAGACCTTTACGGTTAAGGTCTCCTATATTGGCATATAGGAGAGGTTGGAACGAAGTTTTCGTTAATTCATTTAAGTAATAAGATGTATTGAATCTATACTTTATCTCGTATTACGGGACAACAGTTAATGCACGCCTGCTAGAGCAAGCTAATGGTATGGGTAAACCCAGCACTTGCTCATGTATTGATAAGCTAATGGTATGGGTAAACCCAGCACTTCATCAATATAATAATAAGGTTCTTGTATTTACTACTTGTTCCGATGGTAAAGTAGATAGTCTTTCGACATCTCATTATTATAACTTTTCTTTGCCCTTAACTAACGATCGCTAGTTAAGTATAGACGAAGAACTGTTTTCAACTGTCTGTAAGTAACGGATATGAATTAACAATTTATCTAAGACCGGGATACATTAATAGCATCTCGAATCTAGGTAACATTTGTTTAGAAACAAGCATAGCACCTTTTGCTATCAGGTGTGAGGTTCTTTGAACAAATATTCGATCGTCCAATGGCAATGCCATTGTACGAAGAATTTTTGGTCAATTACCTTGCTCTACTGTATCAATTCGCTTAGCTTGTTTAACTAAATTCATATATGTTTCTTCAACAGTTCCATACCCCCTTAGTTGGGGTATGGACTGGATTAATTCAAATATTTCTTCAATCAACTCGCAATCGACGTCATTACATAAACCAGTTAATTTTTCAACTCAACCAACAGCAAGTTCCCCTAACGGGAATTTACTTTTTTGTTTGAATGAATCATTAAGAGGGGAAGAGTCGGCAAATAGTTCAACCGCTACATTCGAAAGCATATAACCAGCTTCCGAATCTGTTAGCGGAGGAACTATTTTATAGTTGTGTCTGGCCGCTAATTCTGTTAAGAATTGACCACCAGGCAATCTATCTTGCATGACTTTAATCATGCCTTCGACTCCTCAACTTGCTTCACCTAATTTCAAACAATTGTTTGATTTTCTGTGAAGTACGGTTTTGTAAAACGCCGTGATTGCAGCCGGTATACCTTCAACAGGAACCCATCCTCTTTTCTCTATCTCCATTAAAGTATTAACGATCAGATAATAATGATCGTTAGTTTCTTGTAATGACGAAATAGGAAATGGAGTTATTTCTTTCGATTTGTAAAACAAACGTTTTGCAAATTCAAAGAAATGATTCGAATGGTGTGTTTTTAAGTCATTGACTTCAACACCCAAGGTCTTCATGATGTTAATATAGCCTTTTGATATGATATCGTTATTTATAACGATATCATCTCCTAAAAGGGCATAAGAACATGTTCTTCAATCTATTGAATTGATTTGACATAAATAATAGATTATAAAATGATGAGTTACGGAGAAAGATGCCCAACTGGAATAAAATCCCATTGGGTTTCCTACTTCATACTTTAACATTTTATTTTCATAATGAAATGGTTCTTTAACCATTACATTTTGTCATGCATCAACTCATCCAGATGGAAGACGACCTTTTAGTACCAATGATATAATTTCAATCGGAAATCTATCAGTTGCAGCTGTTAAATCTGCACTGACAAATTTATTTCCGTTTGAAATATAATTGTCTACTAAAAGTGTTTTGAAACCACCTTGGTTGTGAGTGTGATCTTGCGGAATATTTGATAAGAATTTGAATAATCATTTATGGAAAGGTTTTAAAACTGTTTGGGAGAAATAATCCCCAACAGCAATAACTCTAACTTTAAATTCTTTATCGGGGAAATGTGATATTTTACGATCACGTAACCCATAAACATTTAAACTTTTAGAATTAAACCATTCCGGAAATAATTTAATTAAATAATTATGGAATTTTTGCAATAGATCTATCTTGCGCTTGAAGCGGTCTCCTCCTAAAATTATTATATCATTTAAAATCGATTTTGACGAAATCGATATTAAATCTAATAAACATGTTCATAGAGCATGACCATTTGGACCGGTTTTAGTTGTAAAATGAAAATTACGAAAACGTAATTTTCTCGGGAGTTTATTCTCCGTAATTTTTCAACCAAAACCATTAGCTAATCAAAAGGATTGAGTGTATTTACTCATATCTTTTACAACCTCTTCATAAGAAGAACCTTTATTCAAGGGTGTTGTAATTGGTAGAGTATCTGCAACCTTTCCTAATGATAAAGCTCGAGAACTATTTAATATAGTAAGTAATAATTTTAAATCATCAAAATTATTATCTTCAATTACCATATTATTAATTCTTATTCCAAATTTTCATGGTAATCCGTGTTTATTCAATTTTAGAATAGAGGATTTCTTTAATGGATTTCCTTCAAGGAATTTCATTAAAGCCAATCTGGCTTCTTTAACCCATTTGATACCTTCCATATTCCCACGAGTTTTAAAGATCGTGTTTATATGAAGAGATAAATCTTTGTACTCCTTCATTCCAACAGTTAATTGTAGGTTGTACACTGTCCTTAAATAATTAATAATACGTAGATTTACTACGGAATATAATCTTTCAGGACTATTTCTTAAATGATAAAAGGGTAATCCCTTTATATTTTTAAGTTTAGCCAAATGAACATTCAATTTTGGATGTTTATAAACATTATATTTCATAGTAAATTTATTATTAATTATAGGAAGTTACAACCTCGAAAACACTGCTACCGAAATAGGAGCCACTTTGTAAAATTTCTATGATTCCGTTAAACGAATAACAGGAAAACAATATCAAAGTTACAAAGAGGGATGGTCTACTTTTGAAGTATAGGGAAATTCCAATTCCCG